GCTAATGATGTTCATGGTGTTTACTTTGAAGATTTAACTTATGCTATAAAAGCACACCTTATAGTAAAAGCAATAGAGGATCAATATGAAACAATTACATTTAGTGATGATTTCTTTGATTTAACAAATGGATCTGAAGCCTACAAAAACTTATACATGCTTTGTCAAAATAAAGAAGGCAGAGTATTTGAAGATTTAGGAATAGCAGAAAGGTTAATAACTGGACTTCCTACAACACAAGCTAATCATATTGTTACAAACAATTCTAGAGTAATAATATTTGGATTAAACAATAGCCAAACAGTATTAGGAAAGTGGATTATAGATACTGGACAAGTATATCCAACTTTTACAGCAGTAATTAGAGAGGGGAATGAAGAAGTATTAAGGAGGGAGTTTGCAACTGGTTCAAGTACCATTGCACAAATTTCTCAACAATTAACAAACTCAACAGAAGGATATACTTTAACAATAGAATCATCACAAGCATTTGATATTGATAGTGTAACATTTGAAGGTAGAGATCCATCTAACAATCTATTAACTGCTCAAACATCAGGAATTATACCTATTACTTTAACTAAAGATTTTATTATTAGTCAGAACATGCCTAATATGAATGTTATTGATTTTTTAACTGGACTATTTAAAATGTTTAATTTAACAGCTTATGAAGTTGATGGCATTATACATGTTCAAACATTAGAAAGCTATTACACAGCAGGAACAGTTAGAGACATTACAGAATATGTAGATCCTCAATCAGTAATAATAGACAAAGCATTACCATATGAGGAAATAGAATTTAAATATAAAGATACTGGAACTATCTTTGCAAATCAACATGATCAGATAAGTTCAGTTGGATGGGGTTCTATTAACTATGTAGAAACTGGAGGATTAGACAGTAATAACATTAAGTTTGATGTTGAAGCTCCATTTGCACATTTAAAATATGAAAGATTAGTTAATCCTAGTGGAGGATCTAATTCTCAAACAGACATACAATGGGGTTGGATGGCAAATGAGAATAGTGAATCCTACTTTGAAGATCCAGTAATGTTTATTGGTAAGTATGTGTCATTACCAACTACAGAACCTATTAGATTTTTACAGACTAAAGATAGTACTGGAGGAATAGTAGATATTAATGATATATGGATTCCATCAAATTCAGTAAGTTTAGATGCTGCTGTAAGCAAAGAGACAATTAATTTTGGATTAGAAATCAATGAATGGACAACTGGTAGCAACTTTACTGAATCATTATTTGAGAAATACTATAGATTTTATATAGCAGGAATATTTAATCAATCTAAAAGACTGACTAAAATAACAGCTAGACTACCAAAAAAGTTTGTAATTAACTATAGCTTAGCAGATATTGTTGTAATTAATAATGATAGATATAGAATTAACAGTATTACAACTAATCTATTATCAGGTTCTAGTCAATTAGAGCTATTAAATGAAACAGTTAATGATACATTAGCAACACAGCCTGATGCAGGAGGAGGAGAAGATCAGCCACAAGGAACACCATTAACTAATGTTCTAACTTTATTTCAATGTGATAGTCCAAATAGTACATTTGAATCATTACTAACACTAGCAGATCAAAACTTAGCAACATTAACTAGGGTAGTAGATGGATCAGGAAACACATATAGGGTAACTGGAAATAATGTTCCTAGCACACATACATCTGTAAGTGTAACATCAACTGGATTGACTGGATGTCCATCAGGAACAACACCAAATCCAACTAATTACTATGGATTACAAAGATGCTCAGATAATGTTACTACATTTAGAACTGCAAGTGCTGTAGGTAGTCCAACATATTCTACAAGTCAGGTTGTTTTTGATTCTAGCAATGTTAAATACATAATTACAAATGCTACTTCTCAAGCAACTGTTACTGCAATTACAATAGCATCAACACCTAGTCCTGCTCAATTTAGTTGTAGTACACAAACCACAACAAACTACTATCAACTTAATCCTTGTTGTAGTGGTACAACTTTTATAGGTTTTAGTGCAAATAGTTCTTTATCAGGTTCTAGACTTTATAACAATCAAACATATGTAATCTCACCATCATCAGTAAGTGGGAGTATTAATATTGATAATTTACCTACATCAAGTTGTACAGTTTATTATTACACTTTGAATGATTGTACAAATCAATCAACAATAGTTCATTATGGTTATAGTAACTGTTCTAACTTAAATAATACTGAATTAACATATAACTCAACATGTTATCATGTAGCAACAACATCAAATACAACTGCAACAGTTAATCTTGATAGTTTGAGTTCTTGTACTTGTGGAGGAACACCACCACCACCTGCATTAAATTATTATGTTTTGCAGCATTGTGATACTGGTTTCTTATATGTTTCAACAACAACAACTGATGATATTAGTTTAACTCAAAATGCAACACCTGCAAATGCATCACTTGTAACAGATTCTAATGGTGTTTGTTATACTGTAAATTCAACTACAACTGATCCTACTACTTTTGCAACAGACAGACAGATTGGAGCTGTTAGTAGTGAGAATCAATTAGGATGTCCTGCAACACCATGTACTCAAACATTGTACTATTCTTTACAACAATGTTCAACTGGTAATACTAGTTACATATCAACACAAACAACTCTAGAGGTGTCTTATAATGTTAATGATATGGTTCAAGAAACTGGAACACCTAGTGTTCTTTATAAAGTTTTAGGAACAACAACAAGTGGAACTGGGGTTAATATTTCAACATCTACTGCTACTCAATGTCCTGAGTATTATACTTTGACACAATGTTATACAAATCAAACTGGTTATAGGACTGGTCAATTTACAACTGACATCTCATTAAGTAATGGAGATAGAGTTCAAGCTCCTGATGGTCAGCCTTACACAGTTACTGGAACAGTAGGAGGTGGTTTAGCAGATGTTGGAACTGTAACAGATACTGGTCAGACTGGTTGTCCAACTATAGACTCAAGTACACAATTTTATGCTTTATCTAGATGTGCTGATGCATCAACTGGTTATCTATCACTACAAAGAGCTGCAGATTTAAATTTAAATGTTAATGATACTGTTACAATTCAAGGAGGAGATAGATACCAAGTAGTAGGAACAGATGTTCTAGCTAATGGATCTCAAATTGGTGTTGTTGCATCAGATGGAGGAAACAACTGTCTAACACCAGTAGTGCCACCAGTACCACCTACTGTAACCACAGTCTATGCTAGGTTCATTACTTGTGATGATCCTACTGGAGCTGTTATAAATGTATCTAGTACACAAGCAATAGGAACATGGTGGGTAATATCAGAAGTAGGTCAGTTTGAATGTTACAGATGGCTTGATAATAATCAGGGAGTAAATCCAATAGAGTTAAATAATTCTAACTTTAATTTTTATGCTACAGAATCAACAGCAGGAGCTAACTGTTTAGATTGCCAATCAAATGTACCAATAGCACCACCACCACCACCACCATCAGCACCTAGTTGTTTTACTGTTAATTTATATAAATCAGCAACAGTTTTAGGTTTATGTACAGAGGTAAATACTAGAACAATGTATCTAAATGCAAGTACATTAGCAGCAGCATCACAAGTATATACAGATGATGCTTGTGGTACACTATTAAGTACTGACCAGTACATTTCAAATTCAGCAGGAGGAGTTTATTGGTTTTGGAATGCATCAGCTCAAACATTAACTGGATCATTTACTTTAAACTGTCCATAATGAAAGAGATAAAAAACTTTATAGATCCTAATGAAGCACAATATTTAATAAGAATGATAGATAGATATGCTGAAAAGTCTATGGTAGTAGGTGCAGGTAAGAATGCAAATCAATATAGTTTATCAAGAACATCATATACTGCTAATTTAGTAGCTAATGATCCTACAGTTGAATCAATACATAGAAAAATAGCTAAGTATCTAGGTTTGAATATTAAAAAAGGTGAATCATTACAAGGGCAAAGGTATGAAGTAGGGCAATATTTTAGAGATCATCAAGATTATTTTAAAGGTGATAGCTATGATAAGAATTGTTTATCATCAGGTAACAGAACATACACCTTTATGTTGTATTTAAACCACAATTTTGAAGGAGGTTCTACAAATTTTCCACATTTAAAAAAAGAAATTAAACCTGAACAAGGTAAAGCTCTTGTTTGGAACAATCTACAACATGGATATCCCAATGAATACATGACACATGGAGGAACAGAAGTTACAAATGGTTCAAAGTACATAATCACCTCATGGTGGAGAGAGAATATTTGGAATGGTGGAGAAGATCAGAAAGAATATGAAAAAAAATTAAAAAGTTCTCAATTAAGTATTATATAGATAGCATGTTAAAGAACATTATAGACTTACTACAGATAGTAAATGGTGAAACTGACAATATAAAGTTTGCACAAGGTTCTAAATA